CCACAGTATATCCAGTTAGATTTATTGCCGATCCAGTTGAATCTTTAAATGTCAATTTAATAGGAAAGTCTGCTCTCCTATCAACAGTAAAGTTCTTTTTCCCTGGAATTATTGCCATAATTAATCAGCAGCTTCGGGGGTATTACCTTCTGCTACCCACTCAAGGTACTCTTGGTAATCAATGTTTGCTTCGTTTTTTGGAATTGATGAAACTGTACCATCATCTAAAATTCTTTTAATTGAATTTATAACTTGGCCGTCAGTTGTATTTGCATAAAGTTTGTAACGTGTTGCCATAATTAAAGCTCCGCAGAAAATTCAAAAGTGCCTACATCATTTTGGACTTGGCAGACACCCGCAGTTCCACCATCTGCACTACTTATTGAAACGTGCATACTAGTATGATGTGGATTTGCTGTAGTATGCGCCCCATGTATTGATAAATTTGAAATTGTAAAATCATTACTTGTATTACTAGAAAAATACCTTGCAGCAGTACTACTTCCAGTAAATGTCGGCATTGTTCTCATTGCTGTTGGAAAAGGCACTTCTCCATAAAAAGCACTGCCATTTGTCGAATAACCTAAAAAAACAGAATCATTATCATCAGCCGTTAATTTAAAATAATACCTTTGACATAAAGAAAGCTCCTGACCAAATGACCTAAATTCAAAATCTGTTACCACGCTCCCTACTTCAACTTGAAGTCCCGTCAAATCAAATGTAGATGCTCCAGCAGTTAACCATGTTGATGCCATATTAGGTACTTTTGCTGTTCCGCTATAAGCAGCCCAAGCATTTTCTGAAGAGCCTCCTGTGTCATCAGTACCTAAAAACTTATAAAAATTTAAATGTAACCCTTTATCATTATCAGTGTCGAATTGAAGATTTGAATTTCCAGGTACTTGTGCTGTAACTTTTGTCCAAGTATTAGCAGATGGTGTAAAAGGAATATTATAGGCTTGGCTTGTGCCATCTCTTGTCCTCAAGTTTAAATAAAACTTTTGACTTGTACTTACTCTAACCCAAAAACTAATTGATAAATAACTACTTGTAGAAGTATAATCCCAACCTGATTGTGCCATATCTTGTGCTTCTATAGTGTGTTGAGTATGTAAGTCTGCTGCTGCATTAGCAGTTCCAGCAGCACTTAAAGCATGACGTTGAAAATATCTGAAACCTAAAGAGTAAGGAGTATCACTTGAAGTAAGACTTTGCTGTGAAATAGTGTGAGTAATACTACCAGCGTCACTAATTTTTTGAAAATACCTGTCAGGAGTATATCCCTCAGAGGTTATGCTTGTTCCTCTTTGAGCAATAGACATCTGACCATTTATGTTAATTCTTCTATTACTTAGGTTATTAGTAATATTTGCAGTACACGTTCCAGCAGAACTATCAATCGTGATAGCTGCTGTACTAGCTCCTGTTCCTTTTATACTGTTGACTTTAAGTTCTGACATAATTAACTAGGCTTTGGGTTGTCTGATTTTACTTTAGCGATAGCATCTTTCCATGTGGTTGTACCATTAACGCTATCCCAATATTGCATATCCATTTGTTCCTCAATTGAGGGATATGCTACTTCTCTTTTCTCTTTGTATTCATTTTCATTTTTCCAAGCTGTATAAGCTGTATTAAGCTCATCATCTGTAGGTTGAGAATCCTTATTATTAGAATCCCATTCAATAATTTTATGAGGTGGAGGTGTCTGATCTAATCTGTAAAAATTTACATTTTTACCAAGTTGCACTAAAGCTAAATTTATGTCTGTATCTGGATTAATTGCCATAATTATACCTCCTTAAAAATATCAATAATTGCATAATGATTATCAGCAAAAGTACTGGCAACCCCAAAACCAATTGAGCTATCAATAGCTGATCTTGCTCTTAATTCAAAAGTTTTTTCTCCTGATATTGTAAATCTTACACTACCTGTAACTTGAATTGCATGAGTACTGGCATTTCTTGCATATATAGGTACAGAAAAAGAATTACTTACATCTGCTCCATCAGTTACGTTATAAAGCTTAGTAACGCCACTATTAGTATGAAAAAAAACTGACTTATGTGTAACAAAATATGATCCAGCTTGTAGTGTAAATTGATTGCTACTTATAGAAACTATACCATCGGGATCCGAAAATTCAGTTTGTAAATCATGTGTCCGCCAATCTCCAGCGGTTATTGACCCTCCTGCTGTAGCTCCATCTTTTTTATCGCCAATTATTGCATAGCTTTTAAATGCAACATCAAGTGTTCTGGCAAGCGTTCCATCTGCATCACTAGGTAATGTAATCGTTCTGTCTGATGCAGGGTTTGAAGTAGGTGCAGCTATTATTACACCATTTCCACCGCTATGTTTTAGTTTGATTTGACTCATGGTTTTGGATTAGCGTCTTTAACGGCCTTGTTATGTGCAGCAAAACTGCCAGTTGCATCTAGTTTACCAGTAACTATATCGTCATACAACATAGCCAACTGTTCTCTCCAATCTTTATAAACGACAGAACCATTAGTTGTTCTGTCTGTTTTATATTTGTTTGCAACCGCTTCAGCATCTAGTATTACCCTTGCAGCGTCAATATTAGATTGAACAAGAGTTACTTCAGACCCATCTTCTTTATACGCTTTATCCTTATTAATAGTAACGACATTAGGGTACGCTTTTCTTACTGCGTCATGGTCTAAACTCATGCTACCACCTCAAAATAAGTAACTACAGCTCTATTATCTAAAGCAAATATTGTGTGGTTTGACCCACCTGCCTGACACTCTATAGAAAGTTTATATGTAGGGTTTGTTTTAGCGGGGCTATGATAAAAACCTGCACCCGCAGCACCTTGGAAATGATGAGTTGACGAATGTAAAGTCAAGCCTCCATGATAAACGTCAAAAATTTCATCACTACTTTGAACAGAACCTTCATATAATTTTATATGAACTCTATTTTCATAATTATCACTGTGCGAAATAAATCCTCCTGTTATTAAAATAAAAACTTTATTACTACTACTAGACAGTGTTAAATCAGCATCAAAATCAGAAACATGCTGTGCTGAAGTTGATGAAGTACTAAAATTGCCTCCAGTTTTAATTTTACTTACAGTTTGAATTACAGAACCAGTTGCCATAGCTGAATCTGGCAGGGCTGTAAGACCTGTAACTGCTCCATTTCCGTTTATAACTACAGCCATTATTTACTCACTATCCTCCATGTTTTTACTTAAGTTTATTATATACATTTTTATACTATAGTCCATGTTTCTCCTGCACCAATAGTAACAGTAGCTCCGCTTTGAATTTCTATTGGTCCAAAACTACCAGCGTTCTTACCATTCGTAATTGTGTAATTTTGCGTAACAGTTTGGTCATTCTCCCAAAATATTTCATTACCACCACCACCAACTGCACCTGCTCCAGCAGCAGCCCAACTTAAAGTACCAGAAGCATCAGATACAAGAGCATAACCAGAAACAGCAGCATCAGCAGAAGGTAATGTCCAAGTAAGACTAGAAGAAACTGTAGCTGGTGCTTGAAATCCTACATAATGACTACTATCAGCATCAGCAAACCTAAGATCATTCTGTCCTTGAAGCGTCAATCCATTACCATCAAATATCATCTGCTCTGTGCCACTAGAAGAAAAACCCATTACGTTTGCAGATTTTCTAAATAAACCTAAATCTGTATCTGTATCGAATGATAAGGCTGGAGTAGATGCACTTGAAGAATCATCTATTAATAACGGACCTGTCATAGTACCGCCAGCTTTTGATAACAAACCTAAATTAGCTTGGTCAATATTTCCTATTTCTGTAAAAGCACCATTACTTGAATTTCTTATTTTTAAAATATTTGTAGTGGTATTCAAAAAAGGCATACCAGCTACACATTGACTTGATGCTAGGTCAGTAGATTTAGAATTACTTGATTGGATAGCAGCAAAAACATTATTAAGATCAGTTCTTACGTTCGCTCCAGAAGCATTTTCAATAGTGTAGTTTGTTACGTCAGCCACAATTAAATACTATTTTTCTCCATGTTAACCT